GCGGCGCAAACAGACAGTCGTAGACCGCGCCGTCGGCATCAACCCGAAAGCTGCGACAGCAGACACCGCGCTCCCACCAGATCCGATCGACCCGCACGGTCCCATCAGGCAGGGGCGCTACTTCCCAGCGGGGGCCGGAAAAGCCGGCCGCTCGGTCGCAAGCCAAACAAACACGATGTTGACCATAATGTGCCATTGTCGTTCCTCCCTTAGTTCTGTAGTCTGCGGCCACGGGCCCGGCTGTTCCCGCAGCGCGGGCCCACTTGTGTTCCTGGACGGCCCAGGCCCTCGGCCCCCATACGGGCAGGCTCCGGGGCAGGGTCGTCAGGCGGGCAGGTAATCCTCGACCCGCGCGCCATCGACAATCCGCGTCCACTCCGGATCGGCGGCCACGGCCAGATCAGCACAGCCGCGCTCGACGGCTACCCTGATCGAGCCATTGTGCGGCCACGCGCCACGGCCGCCGGCGGCCTCGTGGCTCGCCCGCAGGGGCTCGGGCATGTACTCGACGACCACCATCTCGGACGCCGGACCTGACCAAGCACACATCTCGCCCGTCCACTCTCCGCATTGGCATTGGATTTCCATCATCGTGTTTCCCTCGCGCCGGTCTCTTGAGTATTCGCGCCTCTCACCTGAGAGCCGCCCCAGTTCCCCGGCATGACCCGGGGTGATGGGGGGGCTGTCAGTCAAGCGTGACCGGTCCCTGTTGTTCCACTAGGACGCCGACGCGCACTCCGCACTGGCAGTTTGCGCACCTGGACCGGCCGGGATACATGTTCAGACGCATGGATCGGCGGATTAAGAAACCGAAGGCCGATGAGAGAGGGATAGTAGCGCCGGTTGAATTCGTTGTTAAGAACCAGATACATGTACATGATTTCTCCTTTCGTGTAAGAATCAGCCCCATCGCTGACGTATGAATAATACACCATCGGTTATTAGGTGTCAAGAGGAAAAGAGAATATTTAGCAGATTTTTTTTCTGTCGCCCCCATCGACACGTTCCGGCGACCTGTCGAAAAAGGGGGAGGGAGTCGACGGGGGCCACCATCCGGGCGATTCCGCACCCAAGCGGGCAGCCAGCGAGGAGGTAAATGGGTTTAGATGACAACCTATGCGACGTGGGACCAGAGCTTGCCGGCCAATATCCGGGACACTGCCGCCGCCAGGCCTGCTCGACCGACTCTGATGATACGGGGTAGACAGGCGGCAAAAAGTGGGCGTATTGGCACACCTATCATCAGGCGCGCATCCGACGCAACGCCATATGGCGTAAGGTGTTGCACGCCGCTAGAGCGCGTGGTTTGGGACCACGAGGTCGCAGGTTCGAATCCTGTCGCCCCGATTAGTGATGGGCGGTATGTGTTTCCCAAGAAGTCTGGCCAGCCGTACCGCCCCAGCGGGCTGCGGTCGATCTTGCGCCGCCGGGGCATCAACGGTGGCTATGCCCTGCGGCACACCTACGCTCAGTTCGCTCTCGAGTCCGGGGTTTCCCTCGAGGTGGTGCAGAAGCATCTTGGACACAAGCACATCTCCACTACCCAAACCTATGCCCAGGTTCGTGATCCTCAGGCCGTCCAGGCCGCCCAAGCCCTGCCCTCGCTGCTGCAAGCTCCGCCTCCCGCCGAGCCTGCTCGAGAGACGGGCGTCGGCGAGTCTCGAGAGCCCCAAACAGCGAATCAATCGAATCCGCGTAGACGTAGTAGGGCCCCCGCTCGCCGAAAAGCCGCACCGCGCGGAGCTTCCCGGCGGCAATCAGCCTAAGAACCGTGCGCGAACTACACCCGATCCTCGAGGCGGCGTCCCGAACTTTCATCGTAAGCGGATCCATTTATGTTTGTCTCGCCGCCTCTCCAGCGTCTCCGCCAGTGCCTCCGCGCGCCACGTTTCCGGCGGGTCTTCGCATGCACCCAAGGACGGACTGATCAATGTCGCCGTCGAGGTCTAAGGTCTAGCGGGTCGCCGTCGTGTCACCGGCCGCCTGCACGGCCATCGTCGCATAGCCCGGCTGCGTCGTTGGGATCGGCAGGCCGGCGAGGGTGAGCGTTAGGAGGGCTGGGAGCATCATGACTCCACCGCCTTGGTCGCAGCATTAGCGACGGCGTCAACGATCCGTCCCTCCACTTCCGGCGTCTGCTTTCGCGGCAGACAGAACGTCACGATGCCCGAATGCGTGGCGTCGATGTGCGCTTCGGCCTCACGCAAGGCGTCCGCCGGATACTCGTAGTCGCCGCACGATACCAGCATAAGGATGTTGCCGGGCTGGTCATATGCTGCGGCGATCTTCAGTTTTACCGCCCCCTCTGGCGGCTGCTTGGCGGCACCGGCGCGGGCCAGTTCGATCAGGCGGTTCCAGAACGACAACTGCAGATACTGGCCGGTGCCGCTCTTGGTCGGCTTCATCTCCGAAGTCGCTGCGTTGAATCCGTTAAGATTGGCCATGTGCAAGTCTCCTTGTTCAACCCGGCTGCGTCTCGATCTTGGTCTTGTTCATGCAACACCTTTCGCTTCGCCCTGCAGCATGTTCACTCGTACGACCGCAGCGGCATTGGGTGGACTGACGCTGTTGCCGATCATCGCAACCTGATTCGCTTTGGAGCCGATCAGCAGGTAGTCGTCATGGAAACCCTGCGCTCTGGCCAGTTCGCGAGGCTCGAGCATTCGCAGGCCGATGTCGACGATCTGCCAGGGCTCTCCTCTGATAGTGACTAGACCGAATCTGTGCTTGCTGGTCACCGTGCCAAGCGGCTTGTAGGGAGTTCATCAGCAATGGCCCGCAAGGATGCTCTGAGTCGCTCAACTTCAGGGATCAACTCCAGCAGGAATGCTCGTCATTACCTGGCACCCGGTAGTCAACAATCTCCCACTTGCTGCTCATGTTTCTCCCGCGGAATCGCGATCGCGAACGCCTCGCGGACGGCCGGCTCGAGGCTGGCCGCGACGTCGTCGAGCCGAAGGGCCCGTAGTCCGACCTGCGCCTGCCGGGCGTACTCGATGATGTAGATCGCTCGACGCTGGGCGAGTCTCATCCCTCTAGACATGGCGTGCCCCCTTTCTGATAAGCTATATTTCTGTCGATTTTATGGGGTGAATTTCTTAGTGACGGAAAACCGTCTAGTGTAGGCAATGTATGATTATGTATGCACGCCAGCCGAGCCATAGGTAAAATAAAACGGGGCCGTTTTTTTCTATAACTTCTGCGTAGGGTCCTTACACTCATTACACTTCTTACACTTCCTACACTAAATATAAAACAAAAATACACATATATAAGAGTCACTGTACACCCCCTTCGGATTGTGGAGCACCCCCCGAAGTCGTGTCGCGCAATCGGTAGTACACTCCGTCCCCGTGGCGGGCTCTCTGGATCACCCACCGCCCAACCGGTTTGTTCACGGATCTACCTAGAATTTTCCGGCCGAACGCAGACAGGCAGGACCGCCCCGACCCGTGCCCGGTGACATGGCTGAACACGTCGATCTCGGTCGCCAGATCCAGCAGCGTCGCGACCGAGACCATCTGCTCGCCGTACCGCGCGAACCACTTCTCGACGAACACGATCATCTCGTCGTCGCCGGGGTTCGCGTCCCGAGCCCACGCCTCGACATTGGCTCGCCACTCGCGATATCCGCCCGCCCAGAGGATCCCGCCGACGGTCTCCGACCACGCTTCGAACCCCCCCAGCCGGGACGCACGCCGCGGCCGGCATCCGTCGCAGACCCAGCGGTGCACGAGCCCCAGCAGGCAGGCGTACACGTTCCTCCGCTCGAGCCTGACGTACTCGCGCAGGTCGGGGTGGGCAAAATCGACCCGCCGCTCGGGCGATCCGCTCTCGGGCTGTAGCTCGATCGGTATGGTCCGCTTGGCGAGTTCGCCAGAGAACTGCACGTTGTTCCCGGTCCCGACCAGGATCGCGTTGTTCGGAACGTCGATCACCCGCGACGCACCCAACACCCGCCCCTGAAACGTCGCCGTCGTCAGCAGCGAGGCCAGCGACGCCGAGTTAATCCACGGGGGCAGGTTATCCAGGTGCACGATCGTGTGTCCGCGCAGCAGCAGGGCAAGGATCCGCTTGTCACGTTCCTCCTCGCTCGCCGTCAGCTGCATGGCCGGCGTGGGGTAGCCGAGGATAATCCCACCCAGGATCTCCTCGGCGAGCTTCGTTTTCCCCGTCCGCTCCAGACTGCTGGTGATCAGGTGGAACGGGATGTTCCCGGCGATCGCCGGCCGCACGATCGCCGTCACCAGCAGGCCGTAGTAATTCTGCCGGGATGCCTCGTTCGCGAACGGGAAATCGATCACCAAATCCTCGAGCCGCTCACGGATCTCATCGAGGTCGACGATCGGGGCAACGCCCTTCAGTTCGGTCGGTTCGTCATAGTACACACCGCATTCGTTCCAGCCGGGCTCCAGCCGCGAGAACCCCGGACCGTAGCACGGATACGACGTCACCATCCGCAGCTGACGAATCCTCCGGTCGGCCGCGGCGTGCGACAGGACCACGCCGCCGTGATCCTTGCCGCAGGGAACGAACCCAATCGTCGGCGTCGAGTCCTTGCCCGGCGGGCGGAACCACCGGCCCAGCGACATCGCCGCGTCGACGATCAGACGCACGCGATCGGCCGTAAGCGGCTCGAACCTGGCCCGGCCGTCCGCGCCGCGAATCAACTCGCCGACCATCGTGTCGCGCCGATACATCGCATCGCGCGGCAGCCGGCCGATCACCGTGTTCGCGAAGTCATCGTTGCCGACCTCGAGGTACTCGCCGGTGTCGGTGACATGAGAGCCGGGGATCAGGACGTAGTCCGTCACAGGCGACGGCTGCGGAGCCACGGGGGCCGCAGCGGACGTCCTGCTGCGAGGCGATGCCGCCCCAGCCGCCAGCCCCGACCGGATCGTCGCCTCGGCCTCGTCGGCTGGCAGGCCGCAGCCGTCGGCCGCGAGCGACAGCACGTCGACCACACGCTCACGCGACAGGGCCCCGGCGGCGACAAGCTGCCCGAGGCTAAACGCCGCCCGGTTCAACGTGTTATTCCGTGTGCCGTCGGTCGCCGTCTGCACGGCCAGGGCCTCGCGTGCGATCGCAGCCTCGGCATACCTGTCGCTGACCGGCGCGGTGGCCGTACGTTCGATGGCGTCGGGCTGTAATTTATCCAGCACCCACGCCGGCAGGTCGGCCAGTTCGACGTCGGCCGGGCTCAGCCCGTCCACGTACTCATACCGCAGGCCGGTCGCCGGGTGCACGCTGCCGACAAACACGACCTGCCCGCCGTCGCCGCGCGTGTCGATGTGCTTGCCGAGCTTGCCGGCGCTATTGCCGAGGTTGCCGGGATGCCTGAAGTAGAGGTGCCGGTTCTCGCCCCTGGCGACGGTGACCGTTGTCGGGAGACGGTCGATGAACGTCGGGTCGGCGCCCTTGGCGATGTCGACGTCGATGACGTACACGCCGCTGACCGCACCAGTACGCAGCCCGACGTTGTAGCGCGGTAGCCAGGAGACGACGTCCTGCAGCGAGGCGCGGGGTTTGGTCGTCCAGTCCTTGAACACCGGCCGCTTGCCGTTGAGCTTCGTGAAGCTCCAGCCGCGTGCGTATCCGTCCGTGATGGCTTCGATGGCATTCATGCCGTAGGTCGCTCCGTCGTATTTATCACCCGATCAGCAAGCTCAGCCCCGACTCCCGCACCCGCTCCCACGCCGACGTGACGATGTCGTCGAGGTCGATGATGTCCTGCTCGCTGGGCGGCGTCTTCGTCGGCCGGCCGAACGTCGACTGCTCACACCGGAAGATCCATGCGAGCGACGGATGCGACACTGGCCGCTCGGGACGTCCGTCGCGTGCGACGTACAGCCGGACCACACCGATGTTCTGCGTGTACGTCTGCCCGATGTGCCGACGCAGAACCTCGGCCAGTGCATGTCTGGCTCGCACCGCGTCTCGGTTTTTAAACGGCCCGATGATCTCCGACGGCAGCACACGGTAGCGCTCGCTGGCCGCGATCAGTGCGAGGTTGATGAACGTGATCGCCTGCCCGTCGGGCACGACGGCGGTCACCCGCGTGACGTAGTCTGTGTTAATCTGCATCGCTGTCTCTCCCCGTGAAATACCCGGCCGCGGTGAACGCTCGGTCAACGTCCTCGACCGAGCGGGCCAGGATGTACATGCCGTTGAATTTCTCGATCATCGCCTGGAACCTCCGCTGCTCCGGGCTCTGCCGACCGTCAGCAGTCTTGACTTCGATCTCCAGTCGTCGGCCGTCGGGCAGGATGCCGGAGATGTCCGCCTGCCCCGGTATGCCGAAGCTGACCGTGCGCTGGCCGGTCTTGGAGACGTACCGCGCCTTGCCGGTGTTCTGCCGCCACAGCCGCAGGCCGGGGTGCGTGCCGTAGACGCGGAGGATTTCGTTTTGGATCTGGTGTTCGGTCATTACGTTCCCTGCCCCATAAGGGCCCTTGCCTTGCGATGCCCGGCCACGCGAAGCCGTGACCTGCCACGCCCTACTATGCCCCGCGACGCGCCGATCACTTTGATTCGAATCCCTGCCCACCAGTGTCCCGATGGACAGAGAACCTTGCGTTGCGATACTGAGCCGAGCTTAGCACCGTCAGGACTTGCCGCACCTTGCCAAGCCTATTCTTGTCCTGCCGCGACTAGTTAAGTCGTGTTACTTCATCAACTCCAGCGCCTTCCCGATCTCGAGCGGCTTGCTGGCGTTCTTCTCGATTAGCTTCTTTGTCGTGCCGCCGCTGCTCATGACAGCCAGCGTGCTCATGCCCGCACTGAGTGCGAGGTGTTCAGTCTTTCGAGCGTCGGTAAGTTTGCTCGTGTCCACCGTGGCAAGCTTCTGCACGGTTCGCTTCGAGCGACGGTGAATGATCTTCCGCTCCCGCTCGCAGTGCGTGACCTTCTCGTCGTCGTTGAGGCAGACGATGGCCCCGCCCTGTCGCACGCGAGACCAGATCATTCGCTTGGTCTTGAGGATGTACCGGGACGCGCTGGCGAGGTATCCGTAGCCCCTGCCGCCGGGTGCACAACTCTCGCCTATGACCTGCTTCAACTCTTCGTCCGTAACCTTCTTGCCCGGTTCGCTGATAGGCTCCAGGTATCCGATCAGTTTCATCGTGTTGACGTGATACCCTGCAATATTCTTGAACCGTTTCGCCTCGTCCATTTCTTGCCCCTAAAAGAAACCTTGACTTGCTTCGCAAAACCGTGACACGCCGTGCCCAGCCCTGCCGCGCCGGGCCATGCCATGCCCGGCCCGGCCTTACTTCTCTTCACTGTGCTTGAAGTTCTCGATCGTGAATCGCCCGTAGAATCCGTTGTTCCGTGGGCGGAACCGGCCCATGCCGATGAACTTCCCGGCGTGTACGAGGTACTCCAGCACCTTCTCTGGCTTGATGACCGGATCGAAGATGTAGAGTGACGCCTGTGTCCTCCACTCCCGTAGGACGGGGAACGTCTTGAACACGCGCTTGCCACCGCCGCGCTTGCCGTCGGCCGGGACGAACAGTCGTTCGCCGTCGATATCCTTGGCCTTGATGCCGAGCATCATGGGTTCGAGAACGAGGATGCCCGCTTCGAAGTGCTTGGTGAACGTCGCCTTCCCCTTACCCGGCACGCTTTCGCTCAAGTACTTCGCGACTTCCGACAGGCAGTTCTTCAGAGCCATCGGCGGGATAAACGCCTCGCCGTTCTTGTCGGCGTGGATTCGCTCACGCCATGTGCGTTCCTCGAAGTCGTCGTGCGGCTCGCCCGTGTTCTTCTTGCTCTGGATCGGGGCCGAGAAACTGAACGGGCTTACGCCCACAATATCGAACGTGCACTTGATCACTGTCAGTCCTCCCTAAAAAGAAAACCTCGCCTTGTGAAGCCAAGACCAGCCATAACGCACCTTGCCTAGACCGGCCGCTTCGTAACCATTGCCCCGCCGCCGATCTCTCGACGGCGAGACGACCTTGACTCGCGATGCCGTGCCAGGACAAAACTAATCCCGCCACACCGAATCACAATCCAAACCTCTCCGCCATAATCTTCCCCCTCACCTTCCCCACGAACCCCGTCGGCCACACGCCGAATATCGACCTATACCTATGGCTCGCCCATCCTACCCGGTAATTCTTTTCCACGGCTTCCCTTACCAACGCCTCGTACGCCAGCCGACGCGTCTCGCGGTCGTCGGGGTCCATCAGCCGGCCGTCGTGCACCATGGGCCAGCAGCCGAACCGTTCCTTAAACCGGGCCTCCGCCCACCGCTGCGGCAGGCCCATCGCCTCGCGGTGCTCCTGCAGGGCACGCCAGACCTCGGACTGGAACTCGAAGTCGTCGGCGAACTCCATCAGTTCGTCGCCGCGTACGAAAACCTCGCGGGCGTCGCCGGTGAACACGTAGCCACACTCACCACACTGGCTCGCAGATACCGGCACCAGCAGGTAGCACTCCGGGCACGACTTCAGGCCGAGCGGCTCGGATGTCCCGGTCGTCTTGCCGGCCAGCGAGTACGTCAGACGACGCGTGACCAGCCCGTGCACATGGTGGTTGCCGGCGTGATCTAACACCAGGCAGCCGGTCTTCCCCTCGCACGCTCGCATAATCCGGCCGATCATCTGCAGGTGCAGGCACAGCGACGCCGTCGGCCGGGCGATAATCGCGGCCTCGAGCGCCGGCAGATCCCAGCCCTCGGTCAGCACCTGGCAGTTACTCACGACGTACGTCTCGCCCGATCTCAGCCGGGCCAGGATCGCATCGCGGTCGGTGCTCGTGCCGTCGATGTGCTCGGCCGGGATGCCGGCCGCACGGAACGCGTTCACGATCCCCTTGCTGTGGTTCACGTCGATGGCAAAACACACCGTCTTCATCCCACCGGCTCGCAGCGTCCACGTCTTCACGATGTCGCCGGTCAGTTCGGTCGTGTTCGCCCGCTGGCTCAACTGCCCGAGAGAGTAATCTCCGGCGATCATCCGCACGCCACGCAGGTCGGGGTACCGAGCCGCGAACACGCGAGGCGCGTGCAGCGTGCCGTCGGCCACGAGCTCGTCTGGGTATGCCGCGACGATCAGTTCGCCGAAGGTGTCGCCCAGTCCTCGGCCATCGAGCCGGAACGGAGTGGCCGTTAGGCCGAGGACCAGGGCGTCTGGGTAGGATGCGAGCAGCTTGCGGTAGGTGCCGGCGGCGACGTGATGAGCCTCGTCGATCACGATCAGCCGGGCTGCGGGTTTCTCTCGCTGGCGGATCAGGGTGTCCTTGCTCGCCACCGTCACCATGGCAGGACTCTGCTGCACTGGTGCAGGACAACCCGGCATGAGAATATCCACCGTCAGCCCGTAACCACGTAGCGTCTCGGCCGCCTGCGTCACGAGTTCGCGGCGGTGAGCGAGCCAGATGGTCGGCACATCGACCTCGACCACCACGGCCGAGCCCATGACCGTCTTCCCGCTGCCGGTCGGGGCGACCAGCACGGGGCGACGCGGCAGGGCTGCCTTAACGGCGTCTACGGCTCGGCGCTGGTAGTCTCTGAGCAGCATCAGATACTCCGGTGGCTACGCCTGCACCTCGACGTACGTCACGACGTCTTCGATATCACTGGGTCGCTCGTCCTCGATGCGAGCCCAGCACGCGGGGCAGGCGACGACGTCGTCTTCCTCCTCGACCATGAATAGCCAGACGACGGGCTCTTGCTGGTGGCAGACTTCGCAGATGCAGACTCGCATAACGTTCTCCTTAAAGCCCCGCCGGCCGTGTCCAGCCGACGGAGCAACGGGGGACCACATATCATCCCTGAGTCATGGCCGCCCATCTGGCGTTGAGCGCGCGGATCTTGTCGTCCGACGCGCGGACCACTTCCTGCCTGCCCCACGAGGCGAAGTCCCATTCCTCGTAGGTCTTCGTCGGGTTGTCCTTGGCCGGCACGATCTTGCAGACAAACTGCACGCCGCCCTCGGTGGCCTCTTTGCTGAACGCCGGCTCGTCAAATCGGCCGTTGAATCCGATGGTGTCGAGCTTCGCTCGAGTGTGCGGCAGCGACTTCTCGCTGAAGAACAGCCTGATCTTCCGCTCGATTGGGGCGATGGGAACCCACTGCCGGCCGTCCCACTGGTGCTGCAGTTCAATCTGCAGGACGGCACACTCGGTGTCGTTGTCGCCTACGGTCGTCGGGATCAGGTTCAAGACCCGACCGCTGTAAGTTCCGGCTGCTGCTGGCATGTCTTCTGTCTCCTATTGCTTGTTGAATAACTGTTTCCAGATCGTCGCGTCGCCCTTGAGATATGGGATCGGCTTCGATAACACTCTTGACTTCGCCACGTGCGTCGGCCGCTCTTGCGGGTAGATCGTCCGCATGCCGACGCCGCGGCCCTTGCCGTCCTTCGCGTCAACGTCGTAGCCAACGAAGAGCAGGTGGTCGCACCACTCCTTCACGCGGTCGCGGACGGACGACTGGCCCTTCTTACCTGGGTTCTGTAGCCGCGGCTCGTACCGGAGGAAGTCGTCTCCGCTGGGGTTCGGGGCCTCGCTGGTGCAGACGTGCATCACGATCAGCACGTCGCGGCCGGCGATGATGTGCCGGTCGAGTTCGGCGAGCAGCTTCAGGAACACCTCATAGATGTGCGTGTAGCCCTTGCCGAAGCCGTAGTCCTCGATCCGGCTGACGAAGTGCCCCTTCTCGTGTGGCACGTGTTCGATCACCCACTGGCTCGCGTACTCCTCGGCCTTCGTGCCAGTGTCGATGCACACGACGTCGTACGGCTTCCAGAGTTCGTCGCTCTTCAGGGCATCGAGCATCGACTCCCACGAGTCAACGCCGTCGGCGGCGGTCAGCCGATCGACGTCAAGCTCTTTGCTGCCGTCGTCCAGATCGAGCACGAGCGGCCGTTTGCCGACGTCCTTCAGCAGTGGGATCAGTGACGACTTGCCGATGCCGCCCGTGCCGTACACGCCGATCTTCTGCGGCGATACGACGACGCCTGATCGCGGCCTAAACGTCCTGGTCTGCTTCGATTCTGACGATGCCGGAACCCCGGCCGTCGGCGCCCCCGTTGGCGGGGGCGGTGGTTTTAGTGCTGGCATGTGGTCCTCCCGTTTTTATCTCTGGCTATCTCCGTTCGAGCGCCGCCTCGGTGGCGACGTGCTCGCGGAACTTCGCGTACTCAGTCTGTAGATCTTCTATCATTCGCGGATCTCTCCCCAGCCACTCGCGGAACGCCTCGGCCTCATCGACCGACTGCATCACCGGGCCGAAGGCCCAGTCGGTCGTCGAGCAGTAGAACACTACCTCGCCGTCTACGCCTTCAAGAATGTGACACGCCATAGATCACCCCTGCGACAATGCCCGCGACCAGTAACTCCAGAGCAATCACAATGAACGCCGTGTAAATCATGTTTCCCTCTCTCATGCCGCCGCCTCCTCATCCACCGCCCACTCCGGCAGGTCGATCTCGGTGATCTCCGGCGAGTATGCGGCCCACGTACCCGTCTCACTGGCTCGCTTGTACGCGGCCAGCAGCGAGCGGTACTGCTGTCGCCCCTTGATGATCGCACGGTCGCTCAGGTGGTAGACCTGCACGGCGTACGGCGGTTCCTTCTCGCAGCAGATGAACAGGAACACCGGCATCTTCCCGAATGCCGCGAATACGGCATCGGAGTACATCGCCGCCTGGATGTGGTAGCCGTAGTCCAACACGCTGCGGCTGAACGCCTTCGGTCGTGCGTCCTGACAGGACTTCAGGTCGACGATGGCCGGCGGATCCTGGTCGGCTACGAGGTAATCCAGCCTGCACTTACACAGCACACCGGTCTCGGCGTCCTCCCACTGGATCGCAAGCTCGACGTCACCGGGGCACGCGAGGATCGCTGCCGCCCGCGGGTGCTCGCGCACGGATGCGGCCATGGCGACGGCCGCCTGGTACTGCTCGGTCGTCAACACCGGCTTACCTTGTTGCTCGGCCCACTCGGCGAAGGCTTTGGTGTCGTATCCGTACACGCGGCCGGTCCGCGGGTTGATGGGTCCGCCGACGGCGAACATCTCGTTGAAGACGCCTGGCTCCGTGGTCAGGCAGTGGAACGCGGAGCCGATGGCGAGGGCCTCGGTGTCCTCTGGCGGGGCGTCCATCTTGGCCTTCAGGTGGGCCATGCTTCGCAGGCCAGGAAACAAGAGTGATTTGTTCACGCCCGGAAGCTGCCGGTACTCACCGAATGGCATGCCGCGGTAGATCTTGGGTTTCATGTGGTCACCATGGGGGAAAATCTTGGCGACGAGCGAGACCGGAACAGATCGGCTTGCCGCCCCAGATGCTTCCCGCGCCCAACGAGGACGCGGCATCAGTCCCGTCGTGCGGATACGCTTCCGCACGTTCCGATGAATCATCCGTAGTCGTCGTCGTAGCCGCCGCCGTAGCCGTCGCCGTAGCCGTTGACGCAGCCGTCTCCGAAGCCGTAGCCGTAGACGTAGCCGTAGCCGTAGACGTAGGTTCTGACGTCGGCGCCTTCAGGGTCTATCACCGCTGAGTTCATACATGTCCCTGCCACGTCCGTGTGATCGATGTCCGCACGTTCCGATGAATCATCCGTCGCCGTCGCCGTAGCCGTCGCCGCAGCCGTAGCCGCCGCCGTCGCTGTAGCCGTCGCCGTAGCCGTCGCCGTCGCCGTAGATGTAGCCGTAGCCGTCGCCGTAGCCGTCTCCGTAGCCGTCGCCGTCGCCGTAGCTGTAGTAGTAGCCGTCGCCGTAGCCGTCGCCGTAGCCGTCGCCGTAGCCGTAGCCGTAGGTTCTGACTTCGGCGCCTTCAGGGTCGATTACTGAGTGCATAAGTGCCCCTGCCACTTCTCGGCGTCACAGTCGAGACTCATGACCACGGCCAGCTCGTGGACGCGAACCGTGCCGGCCGGGTCGAGCACAGTGTCGGCCGTCGGGCCGCCGGCGGCGATCTCGCCCAGCCCCTTCGTCGTGCCCCAGCGACGGATCACGCTGGACTTACTGACTACGACCTCGCTGCCTTCCTTGGTCACCTCGCCGACGACCACCCAGCCACGTTGCAATACCAGGATCTGAATCTTGGGCACCATGCTCGCTCCTCCTTCTGCCGCGTTCGCGGCAGTTTGAAACGACCTGTACACCACTGCGGACGCCGGGACTCGAACCCGAACCGGATAGCTATCCGTGCGCCGCAATCCATGCGGCCATCCGCACCAAACACAGATCGGACCCTGCCACCTCCCTTCATTCCATCTCGACACTGACCACGTCCGTGTGGTCGATGTCTGTCTCTGCCCCGATCCTTCGGAGCGCGTACTCAACCAGGTCGATCGCCTCGGCGCGTGCGGCGTCGATGTCGTCGCAGCACACCGTCACGCGTACGGCACCGCCGAACATCGAGACCGCGTACTCGCTCGGCTCGACGGGTACTTCGCCCGGCCGCAGGCCGGTGCGGATCATTCGCTCGACGTCCGGGTGGTTTCCTACGTTGCCTGACACGTCCGCCTCCTCGAGCCGCCTCTCGTAGTCACCTTGGCCGACAATCACGAGTGGGTCGGGCATTTCATGTCTCCGGTTTCAGGTGTGTTTATAAAAAATCCGCTTCCGTAAACAGAGAAAGTGGTGTACTATTCCGTATGCTTTTCGCGGCACGTGATTCGGTCGATCCCGCGGCGGTCGCATGCCTCGTCGAGGATGACCTCGAGCTGGTCGACCATGGCTCGCCCCTCTCGCTTCGCGAGTCGGGCAAGCCGCCGCTTGTCACGCGCCCGTACATAAATCTGGGTCGCCTTCTCTTGCATCAAGGGAAATATACACGCATCCGTGTAGATGTCAACGGATTCTTAAGGAATTCTTTAGGACGCTTGCATAAACCTATTGCCGTGCTAGGCTTATAGGCATGAAATTTATTGACAAGCTATTGCGACTGCAGGCGGAACGGGGCTATGCGTGGGCGAAGATCGAGCGCAACGCGGGCCTTTCGCGCAATCGGATCAGCAATATGATCAACCAGGGCACAATGCCTGCGGCAGACGACGGCATCAAACTGGCTCGCGCCCTCGGCGTCAGCGCAGAGTGGCTGTTCGATGAAAATCAGGGATGGCCGCCGCCGGACAATTCGGCGAGGCGGTTGACGCCCGAAGAAGTGAGGGCTCGTGTAGTTCAGATTCTCGAGTTGCTGCGAGAATAATCGCGGCGAGGTCTGCGCTGGGGTGAAACATTCCGTCGGGCGTAACGATTAAGATTGAGGTGTCATGGGCCATTGCTTCCTCCCTTGCAGAACTGATGTGGTGCCGGACAAATATACCCCCACCTTCGGGTCGGGGCAAGTCCGAAAACGGATCTATTAGAAGAACGCAACCAGCGTTCCGGTTTGGAGGCAAATCGATGATACAGATTCTGAGTGTGCTGCTGATGATCGTGGCCGTCCCGGCGACCAGGCCAGCCCCGACGACGATGTCTATCGACGAGCTTCGGCGCGAGGTCGCATCGCTGCGCCGCGAGAACGACGAGCTACGGGCTCGACTGGCGGAGCTCGAGAAGCCGGTCGACGATGGCAAGATCCGCGAAGGTATGACACTGCGCGAGGCACGGGCACTGACCAAAGGTGCCAAGGAGACCCGCAAGGGTTCGACGTACACCTGGGTCTGGACCGAGAAGCGGACCGCCAAGTATCCGCCGCTCCGCAACCGTGCCACGGGGCAGCTGCCGGACACCAGTCGGCTCAGCCTGCAGCCGATCGTGAACGAGGTCGTGGTCCGACGGATCGTGGCCGAGGTGAAACGGGGGCGGATCGTACGCGTCACCGAGTCAAACGAGTAGCTTCCGGCACCACCGCCGCAGACGCTCCCGGCCGGCCGGGCCGATGTGGCATCGCCCACCGAGCAGATGCGATACGGCTGTGCGGTCGAGACCGACCGACCACGCCACGTAGGCCACGCTGTACCCATGCCTTAGCCTGACCTCGCTCACCATCCAGGCTAACCATTCCTGCTCGCTGATCCACTTCGGCCGTCGCAGTTTGTCACGGGTCTGCATGTATATAATCTACATCATATCTTGTACTTAGGCAACGATCCGATACAAAATACACCGGTAGATGTTCCCCCGCGCGTTATTGTAGAGGCTATGTCTATCTTCACCGTGGCAGACCGGGCACTCGTTTTCGCACTGGCAGAGCACACCCCGGCCCGTGCCGCTCGCCTGCTCGGCGTTTCTGCGCAGCACCTTCGCCGGGCAGTACACCGCCTCGCCGACCGCGTCGACGCGGCCGGTGGCGACGGCACACCGATCCGAAAACTAATCGGGCAGCGGCCGTCGACGATCTCTATGTCAGAATTATCGGGGGCCGATCTGGCGTCAGCCGTCGGCCTGTTTGGTCATGAGCCCGCACTGCGACGATGAGCCCAGAACGCCCGGCCGCTTCGTGGCACGTCGCCCCGACTGGCTTGACCTGTCGTGGGAGACCGACCGGGACGGTGGACTGATGAAACAGGCCGTCGAGCGTCGCGTCGATGTCCAGGCCGTGCATGCGTGGATCTCGCGGGACTGGGCGTCGGTGCAGCTGGCCGAGGCGCGGAGGCACTATTGGCGCGGCCGATAAGCCTACCAAAGCGAAAGCGAAAGCGTAAGCGACCCCCGCCCCCCAAGCGGGCATGGTCGCACTCGCAGAAGGCGCCCGACTGCTGCCACACCTACTGGCACGCTTATCGTCATACGTGTTGGTCCTGCCAGAACAACGAGTACGTCAAGACCATCTTCGGCCGCGCCGTCCTGGCGGGTTACGGGGCGGTCGGGGCCTCGAGTTGGGAGCCGGCCAAGCCCGCGCGGTCGGTGCTCGAGTGTCTGGAGATGGCGGAAGCCTCCTAGGAAACCCTCTTGAAGTCAGAACTCGTCCCCATCTCCAGCCTGTCGTCAGACCCCGCGAACGTCCGCAAGCACGGGCAGCGGAACCTCGATGCGATCAAGGCGAGCCTGAAGCGGTTCGGTCAGCAGAAGCCGATCGTGGTGGACGCAAATGGCGTCGTCGTCGCCGGCAACGGCACACTGGAGGCCGCCCGCTCGCTGGGCTGGGACGAAATCGCCATCGTCCGCACGTCGCTCACCGGGGCCGAGGCGACCGCGTTCGCCATCGCCGACAACCGAACGGCCGAGCTTGCCGAGTGGGACGACGAAGCACTGGCCGAGACGCTGGCGACACTGGACGATTTTGAGAGCATCGGATTCGATGTCGCAGAAGTCGACGATCTGGTCAGCATGGTATCTGGGGCATCAACATCGGATGGACGAAAAAAGTTGGAGGCCGCCAGGACGGTTAAGCTTGTTGTCGCCACTGACACAGCCGCACTCGTAGAAAGAGCTTTGCGCCAAACCCATAAAACCAATCGAGGCAAGGCCCTAGAAGAAATATGCCGGTGCTACCTTGGCGAAGAGGCTGAACTCGACGTACCAATGGAAGAAGACGCTGCGGCTGAAGATGCTGTCGAGTATCTCGGCCCCCCCGTTCGTGCTGGAAACTCACGGCGGAATGGGAAGGCTGTTTGAATCTTGTTATCAGGCGGCATCTGGTGTCGTCTTTGAGAAGAACCCACTGCGGGCCGAGTTCCTGGCACGACAGCGGCCGCATTGGATTGTGTACGAAGCTAATTGCAAACTGGCAATTGAAGCGGGATTCGTGGCCGACCTGCCGATATCCGTGATTGATGTCGATCCGTTTGGCGCCCCATGGGGCGTTTTGGCTGCTTGGTTTCTGTCCCACCGAAACAAGCAGCCCAGGCTGGATGTGGTCGTCAATGACGGATTGAGACTGAGGTTGAAGCTAAACACTGCATGGTCCACGATCGGATTGGAAGCAGAGGTGGGAAGGTATGGGGGCAAGGCTGTGTACGACAAATACCTTGAGGTTTCGCGAGAGAAAATAGAAGAACTCGCGAAGCCATGCGGCTATACGCTTCGCGAGTTCACGGGATACTACTGCGGGCACAACAAAGACATGACTCACTGGTGGGCACAGTTTACCATGGGATAGGCCTTCCACTCGCGACCGTCGAGCAGGCAACCCGCCGACGTAGGCCGGACACCGCCCCACTGCTTGAAAAAGAACGCAACGCGGCTCCGCTCGCACGCGTCTTTGATGTCTCGCACCCACGACTCTCGGTCTTGTCGTGGTTGCCATTTGCCGTTCACCTGTTCGGCCAGTGATCGTTTTTTGGCAACCTGCGGATCTCTCAGGTGTAGCCCAGATTCGCCGCCAACGATGCACCAGTCAAGGCCGACGAAGTCCATGTTGATGGGCGACAGGAGAGGCTCAAGGCTTACGAAACGAACGGCGGCACGCACTTGGCGCAGTACAGCGACGCGATCGATGTACGGCTGGCTCTCAACGGTTACCCCCATCCATACGTTGTCCGGTAGTGTCCGCCGACGAGAGTACCTCAGCATGTTCTCGGGCCGCTTGGTAAGTATCTGGTATGTGTGCCTTGGGGTCGACTCGATGGTGTCGAAAACCTGATCGCGGTAGTCGTCCGGGATATCTTCCCAGAATAGATCAGACATTGAGTTCACGAAGATCAGACTCGGTGTCTTAATCTTCGTGGGCTCTGTCAGCTTGTGCCTGCGGAACTGAAGATCGAAGCCAATGGGGAATGCTGGCGTTCCCCTCTTCTGCTCTGCAAGCGTGCAGGCGTAGCAGTAGGCGCAGCCGGGAGATACTTTCCGGCAACCAGTAGTGGGGTTCCAGGTCTTTTCGGTCCAGGCAATTGCGGTTTCGTTCATGACGACAACCTCCTTTGCGGAAATAGTATAGCATCCGACCTGTGTTGTGTATAGTCAAGTCATCTAATCCCGCGTGGGAACTAGGATTATGGAAGGCGCCACCAACGACACTGAAAAACAGAGTCGCTACCGAGGACTCAAGCCGTTCAAGCCGGGTCAAAGCGGCAACCCCGGCGGCCGGCCGAAGGGCAGAAAGTCCATCACGGCCGCGCTGCGTCGGCTGCTTGACTCCGGCATCGACGGCAAGGATCTGTACGAGGCACTCGCCAAGGCCGGACTGTCGAAGGCGCTCAAGGGCGACCATAAGTTCTGGTCCGAGATCCTCGAGCGTATCGACGGTAAGGTTCCCGACCGCATCGCCGACGCCGATGGGCAGCCGCTGGTCTTCAATATCGTGCCGTGTCGAAAGAAGTAACCATCGAGGCCCTGCCTCGCCAGTTCGAGTTCCTGACTTGCGACGCACGCGAGGTTCTGTACTCCGGCGCGTTCGGCGCCGGCAAGACGCGGGCGATCTGCTTGAAGCTTGCGACTAGGGCGTGCCGGCCGGGTGCCCGCGAGGGTCTGTGCCGCAAGCACCTGGTCACGCTGCGGGCAACCACGCTGAAAACTCTATTGGAGCCCGACGGCGACCTGCCTCCGATCCTGCCACCCGGTTCGTACACGTGGAACAAGTCGGAGAAAACGATTCGCATCCACGGCGGCGGCGAGATTCAATACTTCGGCCTCGACGACCCCGACAAGATCGGCTCGTACAACCTCTCGGGCTGTGCCGTAGACGAGGCAGTCGAACTCGAGGAAGCCGACTGGACGATGCTCCGCGGGCGGATCCGCGTGCAGTGCGGCATCACTAATCAGATCTACGGCGCCTGCAACCCCGGCAGCCCATCGCACTTTCTGGCTCGCCGATTCGGGCTGGCCGAGGGCGCGACGGCCGCCGACGGTTGCGTGGCCATCCAGACGCGGTCGATCGATAACACGTTCCTGCCGGACGAGTACCTCCGCGACCTCGAGTCGTTCACCGGGCTCGCGAAGCTTCGCTACGTCGATGGCTTGTGGGCTGGATCCGAGGGGCTGGTCTACGACCGGTGGGACCGAAGGCTGTTTATCAAGCAGCGGTCGGGCCCGTGGGCTCGGGTGATCGTCGGCCAGGACGAAGGCTATACGAACCCGGCCTGCATGCTCGTGCTGTGCGTCGACGGCGACGGCCGCGTGCACGTAGCCCGCGAGTGGTATCGGGCTCGGCAACTCGAGTCAGCGGTCATCGACGAGGCCATGCGGATCTACGCCGACCTGAAGCCAGAGGCATTCGTGCTCGACCCGTCGGCCGCGAAGCTCCGTGCCGCCATGCAGGCCGCGGGGCTTCCGGCCGTCGAGGCAGACAACTCTGTGTTCGCTGGCATCCAGGCTGTCCAGAAGCGGCTGATCGTAGCCGGCGACGGCGAGCCGCGCCTGACGGTCGACCCGTCGTGCGAGAACACGATCCGCGAATTCGAGACGTATGAATGGAAACCGCAGCGGGATGAGCCGGTGAAATCGAACGACCACGCCATGGACGCACTGCGGTATGGCATCGTGTATCTCGACGGCCTCGGCTCGGTTCCGCTGACCATCCGCGTGATCGCACCGGGCGAGACGGCCCGACGGTCGACTGTGCCCGACGATCGCGTATGGAGAACTCTGTGAGCATACTCCAGTGGATCAAATCACAGTTCTCCCGCGAGCGGTTCCTGCAGTCGTCCGTCCGCGTCAACGAACTCACTGGTCCGCACCGCGCTAAGTCGCAGCCGTACTCCTATGAGGCGGCCGTGCGGCTGTTTCGGTCGTGGGTCTATGCGGCGGCGAAGCTCAACGCCCAGGCGGCGGCCAGCGCCACGCTGCGGCTGTACGTTCGCAAGAAGCGGGTTGCTCCGCTGTGGAATACGCGGGCGGTGCCGCGTGCACGCAAGCGGTGGATCATCGAGCGGGCCAGTCCGACGGTGCGTCGCAAGGTGGTCGAGTTCAACGACGACTTCGAGGAGGTCACCGAGGAGCACCCGGTCTTGCGGCTGTTGCGGACGAGCAACCCGTGGATGAACGGCTACGACCTGGCCGAGCTTCGGTTCCTCTACCTCGAGCTGACCGGCAACGCGTACCTGCACCCGATCGCGCACCCGGTGTTCGGCTGGCCGACCGAGCTGTGGCCGATGCCCTCGCAGTGGGTGGACGTGATCCCCGGCGAGCCGGACACGGGCGAGTTCATCAAGGGCTACGCCTACGGCATGAGGTACGACCAGAAGCGGTTTTTTTCTCCCGACGAGGTCGGCCACTGGCGATACCCGAATCCCGGCAACCTCTACTACGGTCTCGGCAAGGTGGAGGCTGGCTGGGGCGTCGTGCAGCAGAACGAAGCCGTGCATGAGTTCGACCTCGCGACGTTCAAGAATCACGCCCGGCCCGACTACGCAGTGATCGTGAAGTCCGGCGCGAGCAGCGATGCGCTCGACCGGTTCCAGACCGAGATCGACGGCCAGCTGCGTGGTGCGTCGCGTGCCCGACGCTTCGTGACCATCGGCGGCGACGTCCAGATCGTTCCGCTGTCGTTCCCGCCCAAGGATCTCGGCGGCCGCGAAGAGATCGTCGAGGAGATCGCCGCCGTGTTCGGCGTGCCGGTCTCGTTGTTGAAGGCGAACGACCCGAACCTCGCGTCGGCTAAGGTCGGCCTCGCCTCGTGGAAGTCCGGCACCATCGAGCCGATGCTGAGGCTCGACGAGGAAAAACTCAACGAGTGGCTGCTGCCGATGTACGGCATCGAGGGCGACGCGTTCCTCGCGTACGACTCGCCGGTACCAGAAGACGTCGAACTCGAGGACCGGATAATGGCGTCGAAGGTCAGCAGCGGCCGCATGACGATCAACGAGGCACGGCAGGCCGACGGCCTTGAGCCGGTCGAAGGCGGCGATGAGCCGCGGGTGAATGGCATGGCGCTGTCCGCGATAGATCGGCCTGCCGCGGCCCCCGGCGGGCTGTTCGGGCTATCTGTGCCCCCGCCAGCGACGCCGTCGGCCCCGGCGCCGGTGGTGAACGTGGCCGCCCCTGCAGTGGATACGGCGACACTGGTTCGCTCGGTGGTCGAGGCGATCCAGAAGGCGGCTCCGGTGCCCGCGCCGGCCCCCGTCGTCCACACGGAGGCCCCGGCCGTCATCGAGATCAAGCAATCCGACCTGATGTACGACGGCTCGCACCCGTGCGGGTGTCAGTGCAAACAAACCTCCACGGGGGCCGACGACAACGCCCGCGACGAATCCGAACGCCGCGTCATGCGGTTCGCGTCTGCGCTGGCTGCCGTGCTGGCCGACATGCGCGACGGGTTGCTCTCAGTCATCGGCACGAAGGCCGCCGAGCCCACGCCGCCGTCTCGCGTGTCGCTAGCCGAGATCATTGAGCGAGCCAATAGCTACGGCCCCAAACTTCGCGAGGTGCTCGACGAGGGCATCCGCGACGCACTGCAGGCGGGCGGCGAGACCGGCCTCCGCGCAGTGCGCGAAGCGGCGGGCGGTGCCAGCGGTGGCGGCGACGAGCCGCCCGGCGGGACGGATCCGTTCGACGTAACGAATCCCGAGGTCGAGCGGTTCTTGGGCTCCCGCGATTTCGCGGGCAAGCTCAGCGACAAGGTCGCCGGCGAGATCACGCAGTTCGTCATCGACCGGCTGTCGCCGACGCTGGCTGAGGGCATCGCCGCCGGTGAGACGCCGCGCGAACTCGGCAACCGGATCCAGGCACTCGACGATCAACTATTCAGCGGCTACCGCTCCGAGATGATCGCCCGCACCGAGTCGGCCCGCGCGTACGTCCGCGGCGAGATGGCCGGCTGGGTTCAGTCGGGCATCGTCCGTGGTAAGCGGTGGAAACTCGCGGCCGGTTCGTGTTCATTCTGTCGGGCAGCGGCGGCGGCGTTCAACGCGAAGTTGTTGGCGATCGACGAGGTGCCCGACGGCCTGAGGCGAGGCGCGGTGCTCGAGACGGCCGATGGCGTCATGCGGTTGGACTATGAGGACATCATTGGTCCGCCGATTCACCCGCACGACCGATGCGATATTGAGCCGGTGATCGAAGACTGATGGAGGGAAGGATGTACGACCGCCTCGTGGATATCACGAAAACGTTCGCCAAGTGGTGGGCACTGGCGATGCTGTGGCTGGTCATGATCGGTTTGCCGGTGGCCGGTGTGCTGCTTCTCCTGGAGATCGGATCCTAATGCGTATCCTCCTCACCGGTGGCTTCGGCTTCCTAGGCTCGCACGTGCACGACCGGCTACGCGAGCACGATGTCTTCGTGCCGCGGTCGGCCGAGTACGACCTGACCGACCCCGCCGACGTCGAGTGCGCGTTCATCGAGTCGCGGCCCGAGGCAGTGATCCACCTCGCGGCAGCGTGCGGCGGCATCGGGGTCAACCAACGCGAGCCCGGCCGCTTCTGGTACGCGAACACGGTCATGGGCGCCCTGGTGCTCGACGCCTGCCGACGGTACGGCGTGGGCAAGACCGTCGTCGTGGGCACGACCTGCAGCTATCCGAAGCTGTGCCCGGCCCCGTTCAACGAAGCGAACATCTGGGACGGCTACCCCGAGGAGACGAACGCGGCGTACGGCGTCGCGAAGCGGACACTGCTCGCCGGGTGTATGGCGTATCGCCAGCAGTACGGCCTCAACGTGACGTACCTCGTGCCGGCCAACCTGTACGGGCCGCGAGACAACTTCGACCCAGCGACGTCGCACGTGATCCCGGCCGTGATCCGCAAGCTCGCCAACGGCGACGCGGTGCTCTGGGGCGACGGATCGGCTACCCGCGATTTTCTGTACGTCTGCGACGCGGCCGACGCAGTCGTGGCGGCACTCGACTGGGACGTCGATCTGGTGAACATCGGCAGCGGCGAGGCGGTGTCGATCCGCGAGGTCGCTCGGATGATCGCCGTGGCGGTCGGATATGATGGGCCGATTTACTGGGACACGACGAAGCCCAACGGCCAGCCGTTCCGGTGCCTCGACACGACGCTGGCCCGGTCGCTCGGCTGGACGGCGAAGGTTCCGATCGCCGACGGCATCCGCCGAACAGTGAAGTGGTGGCGGGCGAGAACACAGGCCGGGCTGGTAGCTCGCTGAAATGTAGCCAGCTTAGAGGAGTACTACGGGTGATAGGGATCCTGGGGAGGATTCGATGCCTACGGCTCTGATTACGGGATGCACCGGCCAGGACGGCAGCTACCTCGCCGAGTTCCTGCTGTCGAAGCACTACGTCGTGCACGGAATCATCCGGCGGTCGTCGTCGTTCAACACCAGTCGCATCGACCACATATTCGACCGGCTGCACCTGCACCACGGCGACGTGACAGACGCCTCGCGGGTAGCCTCACTGATCCACCAGATCAAGCCGGACGAGGTGTACAACCTGGCCGCCCAGTCGCACGTTGGCGACTCGTTCGAGGAGCCGGTGTACACGACCGAGGTCGCGGCCATCGGGCTGGCAAACATCCTTGAGGCGTGCCGCGGAACCGAGACGCGGATCTATCAGGCGTCGACGTCGGAGATGTTCGGCAACGAACCGGCACCGCAGAACGAATCGACGCCGTTTTCGCCCCGATCGCCGTACGGGTGTGCGAAGGTATACGCCCACAACCTGGCCCGCGTGTATCGCGAGGCGTACGGGATGTTCGTTGCGTGCGGCATCTTGTTCAACCATGAGTCGCCGCGACGCGGCGAGACGTTCGTCACCCGCAAGATTTCGCGGGCGGTCGCGGCGATCAAGGCGGGCAAGCAGGACCGACTGATCCTCGGCAACCTGAAGGCCCGTCGCGACTGGGGCTACGCGGGCGACTACGTGCGGGCGATGTGGCTGATGCTGCAGAAGCCCGACCCGCAGGACTTCGTGATCGCGACCGGCGTCTCGCACACCGTCGGCGACTTCGTCGAGGAGGCGTTCGGATACGCCGGAATCGATTGGCGAAAGCACGTGAAGTGCGACGCCCGATACATCCGTCCGGCCGAGGTGGACGATCTCCGTGGCGACGCAAGCCGGGCCAAGACCGTGCTGGGGTGGACGCCGACGACGACGTTCTGCGAACTGGTGCGGATGATGGTCGACAGTGACATGGAGGTGACATGCACCGCGACGAAGCCAAAGTGCGCGTGCCGGATGACGTCGAACTGCTGATCGGGTTCCATGCCATCCGTGACGACAAGCATAAGCATCAACTAGTCTACTATGGCCGGGTGTATCAAACAGTTGACCGGCATCTGGTGAGGCGGAGGCGAACGAGAGGCAACAATGTCTGACGTCATCAATGTACTCCGTCGCAAGTATTCGCTGCCCGCCGAGACCGAGGTCGTGGTTCGTTCGCTGGCCGCGGACTTCAAGGCCGACGAGCAGGACGAGTACAAGTTCACCGCCCAGATCACGGCCGAGACTCTGGATCGCGACGACGAGGTTCTGCTGCCGACCGGGTGCGACGCATCAACGTTCGACAGATCCGGCATGCTGTTTTGGAACCACGACTACGACCGCCCCATAGGCTTCCCTGGCCCGCTCAAGCAGTCTGCCGGTGCGATCATCGGGACGGGCCAGTTCATGAGGCGACCGGCGGATTACCAGGGCGAGTTCTTCCCGGACTTCGCCCGCGCGGTAGTCACGCAGGCCAAGGCACTCGGCCGCAGCGTAGGCGTCAGTGTCGGGTTCATCCCCGTCGAGTCGCGTAACCCGACGAAGAAGGACCGCGAGACCTGGGGCGACCGGCTGACACGCGTGTTCAGCAAATGGAAGCTGCTCGAGTGGTCGATCGCTCCCGTGCAGTCGAACCCCGATGCGTTCACGCTGGCGCTCGCCAAGGGCCTCGTGACCCGCGAGCAGGTGAAGGCGGTCTGGGGCATCGACGTTCCCGTGCAGACCGTAACACGACGAGTGTACATCCTGCCGGTGCGGATGCCAGTAGCGACAGTGAAGCCCGTGACGAAAGCCATCGACCGCGCGGTCGCGAAGGCGGCCGGACGCTTGTATCCGTGAGTTAGTCCGCGTCAGACGTGCATTGCCTCGAGCCGGATAGCCCCCGCGGTTGGGCCGGATAGGGCGTGCGAAGTCAGCGACGTATCGACGTGCGTTTCTGATCGCAAGTAACCTATCTGGAGACACAACCCATGAAAGCAAGGCTGACCCTGGACTTCATCCAGAGCAAGCTCGTTCCGCTGCTGCAGCCCGGCTGCAAGACGGTGGAGGAACTCAAGCAGAAGATGACCGCGTACATCGGCGACACCGAGATCACCGACGCCGACGGTAACCCCGTGCAGTTCGAGAGCGTGATCCTGCAGCCGATGGGCGCACAGACCGATGCCGAAGACGAGCCCGAGATGGATCCCGAGCCCAATGCCGAGCCCAATGCCGAGCCCAATGCCGAGCCGGATCCCGAGGATGAAGAGGCCAAGATCCTCCGTGCCGTCGAAGCCGCGGTGACCAAGGCCATGAGTAAGGCCATGAGTAACGTCAAGCCCGAGCGCAAGACGATCATCACGGTCGAGCCCACCGCCAAGAAGTTCACCGGCCGCACCAAGAACTTCCGCGGCGAGATCGACGGCAAGAGCCCGCAGGAACGAGCTTATCGCTTCGGCATGTTTTGCTTGGCTGCCCGCGGCAACGAGAACGCGAAAGCGTGGTGCGAAAGCCACGGCATCAAGCTGCACCAGAGCAACGTCAACTCGGCCGGCGGCTTCCTCGTGCCCGAGGAGTTCGGCCAGGACTTGATCGACCTGCGCGAGCAGTACGGCGTCTTCCGCCAGCACGCGAAGGTCCGCAAGATGACCTCCGACACCCGCACCGACCCGCGTCGGACGGGCGGCCTGACCGCGTACTTCGTGGCCGAGGGTGCCGCCGGCACCGAGTCGACCAAAGCGTGGGATCAGGTGCGGCTGGTCGCTAAGGACATCATGGTGATCTCCCGCTACACCAACCAGGTGAGCGAGGACGCCGTGATCGACATCGGCGACGACCTCGCTGGCGAGATCACCTACGCCTTCACGTTGAAGGAAGACCAGTGCGGGTTCAACGGTGACGGCACGTCTACCTACGGCGGGATCGTCGGCGTCCGCTCGAAGCTGTTAGCGATCAACGGCGTCGACGACGGCGGCGGCCTGGTCCTGGCGTCCGGCAACCTGTGGTCCGAGATCACGCTGGCCGACCTGCACCGCGTCATCGGTCGCCTGCCGCAGTACCCCGGCATGCAGCCGAAGTGGTTCTGCCACAACGCGTTTTATGCTGGCGTACTGCAGAGCCTCGTCATGGCGGCCGGCGGCGTGACCGCGACCGAGATCATCAACGGCGTCAGTACGCCGAAGATCCTCGGCTACCCGGTCGTGATCAGCCAGGTGTTCGACAGCGCCCAGGCCAACAGCCAGATCTGTTGCCTGTTCGGCGATCTGTCTATGGCCGCGTCGTTCGGCGACCGGCAGCAGGACTCGATCGCGTTCAGCGATTCCGCCACCGTCGGCGGCGAGAACGTGTTCGAGAGAAACGAGATGGCAATCCGTGGCGTCGAGCGGTTCGACATCAACGTGCATGACGTGGGCGACGCGATCAACGCTGGCCCGATCGTCGGCCTGATCACCGCTGCTGCCTAAAACCGAGTGAACGAAAGGAGATAAACACATGGTTCCGCAGAATACGAAAGTCGTTCTCGGTGCGGCTCCGGCGACGGTGGCGAACAACGAGACCGCTACGCTGGTGATCGACCGACTGGGCTATGACTACGTCAGCGTGAAGGTGCTGGCGGCCACCGCCGCCAACACCAACAAGGCGACCGCCTTCGCGGTTACCGAGTCCGACGACGCGACCAACTACAGTGCAATCGTGTCGCTGACCGGCACCACGAACACTGCGGTGACTGCCGGGACGAACGGGTTCCTGATTCCCGCCACGCTCGGCACCACCACGACCAACAGGGCGTACGCCATACTGAACATCGACTGCAAGGCGCGCAAGCGATACCTGAAGGTGTCGATCACTCCCGCCACGACGCAGGGCCTGTGTCTCGTGGCTGATCTGTACCGGGCCAAGGAGGCGCCTGTCGGTGCGGCCGCACAGAACGCCGGCGTCGTCGTGAACGCCTGAGTTTTCTAGTGTCCTCCCCTCACCCTGCCCCGGTCGGCCTCGTGTCGGCCGGGGTGGGGGTGGCGGGAGCGACCCGATACAAAGAAGAGAGGGAGGATTCGTGAGAGACATTCTATTCGTCAGTTACTACACGCCGGAAGCGAAGTACGAGCAGTACGCCGTCCGGCTGATCGAGAGTTTCGAGAAGTTCAGCCTTCCGTACACCGTACACCGACTGCCAGAGTTCGATTCGTGGGCGGCCGGCATCCGCCACAAGCCGCAGTTCATCCTCGAGACGCTGCTGCGGCGACGATGCCCGATCGTCTGGGTGGACGTCGATGCGGTGATACTGAAGCGGCCAGAGCTGCTGTTCGGCGACCACGATTTCGCGGTGTACAACTGGTGCGCTGACACGCGTCACCACCTCGAAGGCAAGATCGTGCACAGCGACCGCGTGCTGTCCGCGTCGGGAGGCGTGATGAAGTTCGGCTATACGCCGGGCGCAATCGAGCTGCTTCTGCGGTGGGTGAGCGGGCTGACTGCCGAGCCCGAGTCGCTCGACGACCCGATGCTGTCGCGGGTGTTCAACGAGTGGCAGCCGCCGGTGAACTCGCTGTGGCTGCCGAAGGAATATAACAGAATGGACCTTCTCTGGCCCGCTTTTCCTGCTGACCAGATCATCATCGATCACCAGTGTCGGTGTGGAGGACATAAGGACGAGGTCGAGGGCCCCGGAGAAGAGGGCCTTAGTAAAGAGGGAGGACAGGTATGAAACTGAACATCGGAGCAGCGGACACAGAGTTGCCCGGCTTCACGCCGGTCGACATCCGAGCGGGCCAGAATGCGGCCAAGCTCGAGTACGCCGACGACAGCATCGAGGAGATCTACGCCTCGCACGTGTTCGAGCACTTCAGTTACCACAACGCCGCCGACGTGCTAGCCGAGTGGGTGCGCGTGCTAAAGCCGGGCGGCCGGGTGCGTATCGCCGTGCCCGACTTCGACTGGGTGGTCAAGCAGTACGTAAGCCAGAGCGACAAGTTCAACATCGAAGGCATCCTAATGGGGGGTCACTCGCACGAGCACGACGTGCACTTGGCGATCTACAACGAGCCGAAGCTGAGGGCCGTCATGGAGCGTGCCGGCCTCGAGCGTATCGAGCGGTGGCAGCCGGAGATCAACGACTGCTCGTCCCTCGAGTGCTCGCTGAACCTGCAGGGGTTTAAGCCCTCTGCCGGTCAGGCTGGCGGCCAGACAGAAAAGCCAGCGGCCGACAAGCCCCGTAAGCTCTCCGGCGTGATGGCCGTGATGAGCCTTCCGCGGCTGGCGTTCACTGACAACATGTTCACGATCATGCAGTCGCTGCCGCCGCTCGGCGTCCCAATCATGAAGTCGTCCGGCGTGTTCTACGGTCAGTGCATGCAGGGCATGCTCGAGGACGCGGTCGCGGCGAATGCGAAGTACGTGCTGACCATCGACTACGACTCGGTGTTCACCAGGCAGAACGTCATCGATCTGTACGACCTGATGGAATCGCACCCCGGCATCGACGCACTCGTGCCGGTGCAGATGCGTCGCGAGTCGGATCACGCCCTGTTCACGGTGACCGACGACGGCGGTCAGATTAAGGGCTTCGTCCCACTGGAGGATCTCGGCAAGGACGTGATGAAGATCAACAGCGGTCACTTCGGCCTGACGCTGATCCGCTGCGACTCGCTGAAGAAAATGGCGAAACCGTGGCTATGGTCGCAGCCCGACAAGAATGGCCGATGGGAAGACGACAAGCAGGACGACGACGTCTACTTCTGGCGCAAGTGGAAGGACTCGGGCATGTCCGTGTTTCTCGCCCCGAAGGTCGTCCTCGGCCACATCCAGCAGTTCGTGACGTGGCCGAGCAAAACGCTGACCCCGATCCACCAGTCGGTCAGCCAGTGGTACAAGAGCGGTAAGCCAGGGGAGGCGATGTAATGAAAAAGGAAACGATGGCGATCAGATTCAGGAGACGTTACCGCGGCTTCGAGGCCGGCGACACGTACGACGGCTACTCCGTCGGCATAGCGAAGACACTGGTGCAGATGCGGATCGCCGACGCGGTCGAGATTCCCGGCGTCGTGACGGAGAAGGCGGTTAGCGAGCCGCCGAAGGATAAGGCGATACGGCGGGCCAAACGTGTTAAGTAACACCGTCGCCGTCTTCAGCGTCCCGCGTCTGACCTGGACGGACCATATGTTCGCGTTCGTACGGGCGCTCGTGCCGCTCGGCATCACGGTCGAGAAGCACAGCGGCGTGTACTGGGGGCAGTCGCTCAGCCGGTGCATCAGCAAGCACCTTGACGACGGCACCGAGTACATCCTGACGCTGGACTACGACACGTACGCCAGACCGGACGATCTGGCCGAGCTGCACCGGCTGTGCTCGGCCGACCCGCAGATCGACGCCGTCTGTGCTGTGCAGGTTCGTCGCGGCAGCGACGTGTTGCTCGGCGGCATGAGTACTGGAGACAAGGTTCGGCCGCTTACGGCCGACGACCTGGCCGGCGACGACGATCTGGTGCAGCTGGCGACCGGCCACTTCGGAGCGACGGTGCTGCGAGTCGATGCGATCAAGCGGATGCCAAAGCCGTGGTTCCACGGCCAACCCGACGCCGACGGCGACTGGGGCCCGCTGAGGATCGACGACGACGTCTGGTTCTGGCGCCAGTGGCACGCCGCGGGGAATCGGCTGTTCGTGGCGCCGGCCGTGCGGGTCGGGCATATACAGCCGATGGTGACCTGGCCCCCCGAACCGGCCGCCGGAGACGCCGGGCCCCGCCATCAGTACATCAGCGAAGTGGAGCCGTAGTCTATGGCCGCTGAACTCGAGCTAGTCTATCCGGTCGCCTCGTCGAACATTTACGCCGTGATCCGGCGTCACTCGGACGCGTACGTCTGGGACGGCTCGGACTTCGTGGCGTGGTCGGACGCGAATATCGCCGACTACGACGTGCCCCTGACCGACAAGGGCGGCGACCTGTACCAGGGCGACATGCCGCCCGTCGCGGCCGCTCGGTATCGCATCACGTACTACCTGCGGGCTGGTGCGACGCCCGCGATCACGGACACGATCCTCGCCAGCCGAGACTACACCTGGGACGGGGCCGACCTGTCCTCGGCCAGCGAGGTGACGATCTCGGCGTACGCCCTGACGACGCTGGCCGAAGTCAAGCGATACCTGCGGCTGACATCGGCGACGTACGACACTGTGTTGACCGAGATGATCAACGCGGTGACGAACCGCATCGAACGCGAGGCCGGCAGACAGTTCAAGGCCCGCGACTATCGCGAGTGGGTGAATGGTGACCACCAGGTTCGCGTCGTACTGCGGCAGCACCCGGTGATCTCGGTCGACCGGGTCGCGCACGGCCAGATCAACGTGCTGTCGGCGGCGTACTCCGGGGATGGCATCCGAGCCTACGCGCAGGCGACCGAGACGGCCATCGTCCTGAAGTCGATCAGCACGACCGGCGTGACGACGACCTCGACGCTAACGTATGCCACGTACCCGACCACCTCGCAGATGGCAGACGCGATCTCGGACGTCGCTGACTGGACGGGTGCGAATATCCTCGACTGCCTGACGGCCGATCTGTATCCGCTGGGCGGGCAGGACGCCAAGGGCAGGACGGTGTTCTTCACTGCCCCCGACGTGGATACTCAGGACTACTGGGTCGATCGGACGAACGGCATCATCTCGTGGACCGGCTTCCCGGACACGTACCACTACCCGTTCGACAGCCGGGTGCTCATGCCGCCGCGCGGGTTCCAGAATCTACTCATACAGTACCGAGCCGGGTACGAGACCATCCCCGACGATCTCAACATGCTGTGCCGTGAACTGGTGGCCCAGTGTTGGCAGACGTCGAAGGCAAACGGGGCGATTCAGTCTGAGTCGCTGGGCGATTACTCATACACGCTGGCCGACAAGGCAACGCTGACGGCCGACCAGGAGGCCGTGATCCGCCGCTGGTCAAACATCCGAATCGCAAGGAGCTAACGCATGGCAGTCGTAAACCGCATCGTCGGCGACATCCAGGTGACCGGCGACGTCAATGCCGGCTCGCTGACGTTGAATAACGCGTCGATCACCAACGCGATGGTCAGCCCATCGGCCGCGATCGCCGCATCGAAGCTGCAGCACGCACACCGGCAGGTGTTCGCGGATGCTGCGTCGGTCGACATCGTCGACAAGACGCAGGTGATCCACGTCGTCAAGGGCGTCAACGGCACGCTGAAGTCGTTCTCGGCCGGGTGCATCACGCCCCCGGCGGGCACGGCATCGGTCGCCGTCGACCTGAAGAAAAACGGAACGACCGTCCTGTCGTCGCCGATCTTGCTCGGCACGGCCGTCACCAGCCGGTCGCTGACCACCGGCACCATCGGCACAGCGGCCGTTGTAGCCGACGACGTGCTCGAGGTGTCGATCGACTACACGGCCGGGACGCAGGGCACCGCGGCGAAGGGCGTGTTCGCGTTCCTGGATGTCTGGGAGGATGCGGAGTAACCGCCCCCGTAGAATAAACGACCCCGCCAGGGGCTGACAGACGAGCCAGAGGACGATCAGGTAATGATCACCCACCTCCTCGACAAGACGATCACGATCCGGCGGCCGGCCGCGTCGTTGGACGCCGGCGGCGGCCCCGTCGAGACTATGGCAAACCATCTGACCGGGGTCCGTGCACGGATCCAGCCGTCCGGTGGCCGCGAGGTCCGGCAGTACGGCGGCATGCTGGCCGAGGTCGACGGCTCTGTGTTCGTTGACGGTGGCCTGGACATCAAGGCCGACGACGAGATTATATACGGCTCGCGGACGCTGACGATCGTGTACGTGCACAACTGGAACGAGTCGGACGATTACCTGCGGCTGGATTACCGCGAGGACAAGTAGGGTGGGGGTCTACCACGATGCCCGGTGATTTCGTCTGGCGCGGCGATCAGTTCCTAACGCGGGCTCAGGCGATCGCTCGCGACGCCGTCGAGAAAGGCGGTGTGCTGTTCCAACGAGCCGTCAAGGACGAACTGAACAAGGATGCGAGCAACATCCAGTCCGGTGGCCAGCCGTCCGCGGTCGGCGACCCGCCGAATAAATCCTCGGGCACACTGGCCCGCTCGATCCAGATCGACCGCAGCCTGCTGCGGAACGCGAAGAACCCGAAGGTCGCGGTCGGCACGAACGTCAAGTACGCAAGGATTCATGAGTTCGGCGGCATGATCCGGCCGGTGGCCAAGAAGGCCCTTGCTGTTCCGATCGGCGTACAGGGGCGACGGGCTGCACGCAACGCGGGCTCGGCTGGTATCGGCAGCCTGGACCTGACGTTCATCGACCGGAGCAGCAAGGGGCTCCCGCCGCTGCTGGTGAAGCCGCCTGGCAACGCCGAGAAGAAGGGCGCCAAGACCGAGGTGCTATTCGTGCTCCTGCCGTCGGTCTACATGCCCAAGCGACCGTACATGCGACCGACGTACACCAGGATGCACGACCGGATCGTCGCGATCATCCGCAACACGATCCTGGATAAGCTGCGGCGGAAGTAATCATGGCCAGCGCCCAAGGAATTATAAACGCCGTCAAGACCGCACTGGACGCCAGCACCACGCTGACGGCCCTCGATGGCGGTAGGCACTACGAGCACACGGTGCCGCAACGGATGGTCGGGACGTTCCCGCACCTGATCTACGACCTCGTGTCATCCGAGGCGTCGAAGACGTTCACCGGCACCGACACACTCGACGGAGCGGAACTCCAGGTCGACGTCTACAGCGATCAGCGGGCGGGGCCGGCGGCGGCCCGCGCGGTCGGCGACGCGGTACGAGCGGTACTCGATCAGCAGACGTTCACGGCGACCGGCTGGAACAAGGTCGGTTTTCATGCACTCGATTTCGGCAAGCTCTCTCGGGAGGAAGACGCTTACCGAATCATGCTGCGTTTCAAGGTCTTCGCCAGTTAAGCTAAAGGAGCAGAACAATGGCAGACGTAAGCGGACTGGGCGGATCGGTAACCCTCCCGGGCGGTATCAATCTCGCCGTACGGTCGTGGTCGGGCAACCTGGAGATCGACGAGTCGGTCATCCCGCCGGCCTTCGGCGAGAAGTGGGAAGGCTCGGCACTCGGTGCCGGCCGTTTCCGTGGTAGCCTGACGGCCAAGATTCGATACAATGAGGCATCAACAAAGCCGTACTCGATCGACACGACGACCGGGTGGACGGCGTTCACCGGCATTGCGACCCTGACCGCCGAGAGCGGGTGCTACTACACCGGTACGTTCAATTTCTCGAGGTTCAACTTGACACGCCCCCACGGCGATACGGCCGAGATGACGGTCGATTTCCGCAACGCGTCGAACGACGTAGGAATAACGTGGGACGAAACCCCATAATAACCGAGTGAAGGGAGGAATCTGTGAGTATCACGAAGGTATCTGGTGCGCCGGTCGTTCGCGTCGTCGACAGCGAGAGATATGTGTTTCCTATGCTCAAGCGTCGCGACGTCGCGGCTCTGATCGCGAAGTGGGCGGCCGAGGACCGCGCCGTCCTGGTGAAGACCCTCGAGGACGCGGGCGCCGATTCGGCCGTCAAGCTGGATCGGCTCCGCGAATTCGATCTCGAGTCGGGCACGATCCAGTACGGGTATCGCGCCCTGTTCAAGGTCGATCGCACATTCGAGACCGTGCTGACGAGCCTGCGGGTGGCGAACCCGACGGCCAGCGAGGACACACTCGACTGCTTGCCGTTTTCGCCCGACGAACTGTGGGCGATCGCGGCCGAGCTCTGGGGGCTGCGGACGAAGTCCAGCGGGGAGGGTGGCGGCGAAAAAAAAGCCGACGGTCATCCAGGATCACCAGAGAGCCCTGGGAACTCAACGACGCCATTATCCGAAGCAAGTACCACTGCGACCCCAACGAACTGACTCTGCCGCAGTACTGGTCGCTGCTCGATTACCTGATTGACCTGTACGAGATGGAGAACGGCGTGCAGGACCACCGCGCCAAAGCCGAACGACTGGCCCGCCGATCCGAGGATTACTGATGGCCGCCGAGAACACAGTCGCAGAACTCCAAGTCCTCATCGGCGTCGCGATGGAGAAGCTCGACCGCGAAATGGCCGAGGCGAAAATCAAGGTCGCGAACGCGAAGAAGGAAATGGATAAGCCGGCCGGAGGCATATTCGGCGACGGCCTGCTCGGCGGCCTCGCCAAGGGCTTCGCTGCGGTAAAGTCTCTCGAGTCTGGCTTCCGCCTGGTTGCGGCCGCCGTCAAACTCGCCGACGGCGACGTACAGGGCTTCATCAACAACCTGAAGCGACTGCCCGCGATCGGCAGGTTCGTCGATGCGTGGTGGGAGATGTCGCTCGCCATCAGCGGGGCCGGCAAAGAACTGGCGAAGCTCGAGGAACGCGAAAGGCGAATGCTCGCCAACGCCGCCGAAGGGGCGAAGAGAAATGCCCTGATTCGCGCGGCAACCGGAGGGATCGATAAGATCGCCCAGGCGACCGCCCGCGAGAACATGGCGTTCGGCGAGGACGAGCGAACCAGGGTTATCACGGACTACCTGAACCGCCGCGCCGACCTCGAGAAGCTGGCGCAGGACGCCATCGATAAACTCGGCGGCGAAGGCAAGCCGGGGACGGGGGCGATTCGGACGTCGCTCGAGAGGGCGATAGACGAAGAGATCATCCGCAAGAACCAGCGGCTGCAGGAGATCACGAACAAGGAGGCCCGCGCCAACGCCGACCTGCTGATCGACATCGAGATCGAGAAGGCCAAGGCCGCGGGCGACAACCTGAAGGCTCAGGAACTCGAAGTTCGCCGCGCGTACGCGAACATGCGGAAGGATGCTACCGACCAGCAGAAGGCCATGCTGAGAGAGATCGAGGAACTGAAGGTCGAGGCGCTACGCCGCGAAGACAAGATCCGCAAGGACGAGCAGGCGAAGCGAGATAAGGCCGAGGCCGACCGGGCGGCGAAAGAGAAAAAGCGTATCGCCGATGCCGAAGCCGAAAAGAAACAGAAACAGAAGTCCGACATCATCTCCGCCACCGCCGTCCTGCAGCAAAAGGCACTCGAGGCCATGGGCCGCGACGTCGAGGCCCGCATCGTCGGCATCAACGAGCAGTACCGCACGCAGATCGAGGCGGCCGAGAAGGACGGCAACGCCCGGCTGGCCGCGATACTGAAGCAGACGCGCGATCTGGATATCGCCCAGGCCAAGGACGACCCCGGCAAGACGCTGAGGTTCCAGCAGTTCGAGGCGGGGCGAATGTCGTTCGGCGTGCAGGCGAAGGTCGATCCGAGCGTCGAACTGCAGAAGCAGGCGCTGAACGTGCTGAAGTCGATCGCCAAGAACACCGGCAAGCCGAACCAGGCTATCGCAGCTTAACCAACCGATAACACATGGCAGCCACTATCAAAAAATCTGACGTCGCCGAGAAGGCCTCGATCGTCGTCGAGGGCTCTCAGGTCCGCGAGGTCATCCGCGCGTTCATCGTTGAAGGACTCGACGGCACGCGGGCCCTGCTCGATGCCGTCAACGCGGTGATCGCGGCCGACACCACGACCGGCACTGGCCCGCTCTGGAGCGCTCACCCGACGATCGGCGACATGCGGGTCGTCAGCTTTACGACCGAGGTCATCGATTCGTTTCGCTGCTACGTCCTCGCACGCTACATCAACACCGCGGCTGTGCTGTACCGCGGATCGTCGGGACTGGTGATGAGCCAGACCGACAAGGACATCACTGGCACGCAGATCGTCCTGACGCACGAAGGCAAGAGCTATCCAGGCGTACTGCAGAAACTGTTCCCAGAGGGCACGTTTTCAATCTCGAGGATTCAGCCGTCACTCGCCTACGGCGGCATCGACCCGGTGCTCGTCCAAAACATCTACTGCGGCGCGGTGAACGCGACGCCGTTCCTTGGTCACGCCCCACGGCACGTGATGTGCGAGTCGGTGAGCTACGACAACGACGGCTTCGGCAACGTGGCCTGGAACATGGTCTACGAGTTCCGAATCAAGGACGCCGGCACCGTCTGGGACCCTGAGGTCGTCGCCATCAACCCCGACACGGGCGAGCCGTTCGTCGGGCTGATCCCCGGCCAAGGACGCAAGATCCCGTACTCGTACATCGCACTGAATCTTAACGATCTACTCGCATGAGCGTATCGAAGACATCGCTGCTCGGCCGGTATCGCGCCGGCAAGCCGATCCCGGCTCGCTTCCTGAACGCCGTTACCGCACGCGCGGAACGGGCGGCCAAGGAGGCGGATTGGAAGACGATCGCGTACCGGCCGCTCGGCCGGGGCGCCAAGGTCACGAGATTCCGCTACAAGAGCATGTCCGGAGACTACCTCATCTGCCGCACCTGGGACGGGACGACGGAGGGCGACACGGACGTGAAGGTGGCGAAGCCGTATCTCCTGCGGCGCAGTACCGAGCAAACCGGATACACGTACGTCTACACGACCGACTACGAGCGGACCAGCACAAAGATCAGCGACGGCAGCGAAGAGGATCAGGAGATCGTTCCGGCCTACGTCGAGAACGACGAAATCTGGGCGGCGAAGGCGGATACGGGCGTTACCGTCAGCGGACAGGATGTTACCTACATCGACCTGAACCTCGATGCTAGAGCGTGGGTGGCAAAAGCGGAAGGTGTGATCGTCGCCATCTTCGACGGCTCCCGCAATGGCAAAGTCTACACTGGTCATCTGCTTAACTTGACTACGGGGGCGGCGGGGACCACGGCCGTACAGTGGATGTTCTGGGGGGATGCCGGCGAGGAGACGCTGATAGATGCAAATAAGCCCGTTGTTCTGACTCACAAGTGCCCAGCGTATTT